ATTGGCTGAATATGAAAAACTGGATGCCATGATTTGATTTTAAACATAAAGCATTTAAGAGGAACCCACCGGGGTTCCTTTTTTCGTGGAGGTGATTATGTGAGAAAACTGAAAAAATATGTGCCGACCAGATTTATGGCAGAGGATTCTCACTATGATAAAGCCGAGGCAGATTTTGCCGTGAACTTTATTGAGAACCTCTGTCATACAAAAGGTACATGGGCAAGAAAGAAATTTGAACTTATGGATTGGCAGGAGCAGATTATAAGGGATGTATTTGGAACAATAAAGCCAAACGGATACAGGCAGTTTAATATGGCTTATGTTGAAATTCCAAAGAAAAATGGTAAGAGCGAATTGGCAGCCGCTGTAGCACTTTTACTGCTTTGCGAGGGAGAACAGCGTGGAGAGATATATTCGTGTGCTGCCGACAAGAACCAAGCGAAAATCGTATTTGATGTAGCTGCTGATATGGTTCGATTTTCAAAATCCTTAAGTAAAAGAATCAAGATATATGAGTCACAGAAGAAGTTGGAATATTTACCAACGAAAAGTACCTATCAAGTATTATCTGCCGATGTTTCCAATAAGCATGGATTTAACACCCACGGGGTAATCTTCGATGAGTTGCATACCCAACCGAACCGTAAATTATATGATGTTATGGTTCAAGGTTCAGGAGATGCCAGAATGCAACCCCTATATTTCCTTATAACCACAGCCGGGAATAATACCGAGAGTATCTGTTATGAGGTGCATCAGAAGGCTTTGGATATCATGGAAGGGCGAAAGCATGACAGTACTTTTTATCCTGTAATCTTTGGTGCAGGGGTTGAGGAAGATTGGACAGACCCAAAGGTGTGGAAGAAAGCAAATCCATCTCTTGGAGAAACCATAGGTATTGATAAGGTTGAGGCAGCCTGTGAGTCTGCAAGACAGAATCCCGGCGAAGAGAATGCTTTCAGACAGCTTCGTCTGAATCAATGGGTTAAGCAGTCAATCAGATGGATGCCAATGGAAAAGTGGGATGCTTGTGCATTTCCTGTGGATGAGGACGAACTTGAAGGAAGAGTATGCTACGGTGGACTTGACCTTTCAAGCACCACAGACCTCACATCCTTCTGTCTGGTGTTTCCGCCTCTTGACGAGGATGATAAATATTATGTTCTTCCTTATTTCTGGTTGCCGGAAGAGACTCTTGATTTGCGAGTCCGAAGGGACCATGTGAATTATGATGTGTGGGAAAGACAGGGATACATTCAGACCACGGAAGGAAATGTGGTTCACTATGGTTATATTGAAAAATTCATAGAACACCTGGGCGAGAGGTTCAATATCCGGGAGATTGCATTTGACCGATGGGGAGCAGTCCAGATGGTACAGAATCTTGAAGGCATGGGATTTAATGTCGTGGCAATGGGACAGGGATTTGCATCAATGTCACCACCTACAAAGGAACTTATGAAACTGACCCTTGAACAGAGGATTGCACACGGAGGACATCCTGTCCTTCGGTGGAATATGGATAATATTTTTATTCGTACGGACCCTGCTGGAAATATCAAGGCAGATAAATCAAAATCAACAGAAAAGATAGATGGTGCCATAGCCTGTATCATGGCACTTGATAGAGCAATAAGATGTGGAAACGATACGAGCGAGAGCGTCTACGATACCCGTGGACTTCTCGTTTTTTAGTCGTATCGAAAAATGCGGTACAAAATATTGACATATACATTGGATGGTAGTATGATACTCGTATAGATATTTGCGGTACAAAAATATGGAGGTGTAAGTATGGGCAGACCGGGTTATATGTCATTATATGCGGACGAGAGAACACAGCAGATATTCGATGAGTTCGTCAAAATTAAGGGGATAAAAAAGTCCACGGCACTTACAGAAATGCTTGAAATTTATATGCTGTGTCAGGACGAAGAATTGTATACCGAATTGAAGAAGAAATCATTAGGAGTGGAGGTCGCAAAACAGGTGTTAGTACAGAGAGCAGATAGCAGAGAAATAAATGATTATATTTTTATGAAACTGGGTACAGCATATGATGTTGATGGAAACGCAATGGATGGGTATGACACTATAGATGCGTATATCAGAAACTGCTCTGAAAATGGAGAGGGATATACTTGGTTTTCAACAGAATCACTTCACTTTGGAATGGCAAAGAAAAAAGTTGAATATTATAATTCTCTATGCGAGTTAGGAGAAAAGGTAAAAATATTGTTTGCTGTTGGAGATGATGTCAATGATATCGTGTATTCAGCTACGGTTATGGAAATTGTATCTGGAAGAGATGCTGTGGCGTGTCCAGATGATCTTGCTTATGTGCCTTGTGAATTTGCAGATGAAGAAAAAGCAAAAATATGGATAAAAATAACAGACATTCAAGAAGAGAATGAACTGAAAGCAGCAATGCTGAAGGTTAGGAGTACAGATGCAAACTTAAAACAGGTAATATCAAATTCGCAGTTTCATTTTGGTTATGTGTATTTACAAGAAAATTGAGGTGGTATTATGACAGAAGAAGAAAAAGATAAGGAAGCGTATGAAAGATATGAAAGATATAAAAGAGCAAAGTGGAAATATGAAAGTAAAGGAACAACAACGGTTCTTATCGTTGTTATAGCAATAATGGTGTACATAGCATGGAAACTTGGCTTAATATAATGATTCAAGCATCAATCAGAAATGGTTGGTGCTTTTATTATGCCCATTTTTAGGAAGGACTGGTGAGTAATATGGGAATTTTCAGTGGAATATTTAAATCGAGGGATGCACCCACAAATAGAACTGCAGGCAGTGCCTACAGTTTTTTTCTTGGGCAGAGTGCTGCCGGGAAAAGGGTAAATGAAAGAAGTGCCATGCAGACATCGGCTGTGTATGCCTGTGTCAGAGTTATATCGGAATCGGTGGCAAGCCTGCCATTACATCTGTACAGATACAACAAGGATGGTGGTAAGGAGAAAGCCATCGACCATCCGTTGTACCACCTGTTACACGATGAGCCGAACCCGGAAATGACGGCATATTCCTTTTTTGAGGTGGCACTTACCCATTTGCTTTTGTGGGGCAATTCCTACAGTCAGATTATCAGAAATGGAAAGGGAGAGGTCATTGGACTTTACCCGCTCATGCCGGACAGAATGACGGTAGACAGGGATGAGAAAGGACATCTCTATTATGAGTACATGGTATCTTCCGATGATGCCCCGACAAATAAAGGTTCCACAGTGAGGTTAAAGCCGGAGGATGTCCTGCACGTTCCGGGATTATCCTTTGACGGTCTGGTTGGATATTCTCCAATCGCAATGGCCAAGAATGCCATAGGTCTTGGTATCGCAGCCGAGGAGTATGGAAGTAAATTCTATGCGAATGGGGCTGCACCAAGCGGTGTGTTAGAACATCCGGGGACTTTGAAAGACCCAAGTAAGGTAAGGGAAAGCTGGACGCAGACCTTTGGTGGTTCTGCAAATTCTAATAAGGTTGCGGTCTTGGAAGAGGGAATGAAATATACACCGATTTCCATCAATCCGTCCGAGGCACAGTTCCTTGAAACGAGAAAGTTTCAGGTAACGGAAATCTGCAGGATATTCCGTGTGCCACCCCATATGGTTGCAGACCTTGAAAAGAGTTCCTTCTCCAACATTGAACAGCAGTCCTTGGAATATGTGCAGTACACACTTCGTCCATGGCTTACAAGATTGGAGCAGGCAATGGCACGGAGGCTGTTTACGGAAGAGGAGAAAAAGACTTATTTTGTGAAGTTCAATGTGGACGGACTCCTTCGTGGAGATTATCAGAGCCGTATGAACGGCTATGCCACAGCAAGACAGAATGGGTGGATGTCTGCAAATGACATAAGGGAACTGGAGAACCTTGACCGTATTCCTGCTGAACTTGGCGGAGATTTATACCTTATCAACGGAAACATGACAAAGCTTGAGGATGCGGGTATCTTCGCAGCCGATGGCACAAAAAATGGAGAGGAGGATTCCGATGAGGGACAAGAAGAAGTTCTGGAACTGGAAGAACAGGAAAGTTCTGAACCAGGAAACAAACGAAGAAATCGTAGAACGAACACTTGAGTTATACGGCACTATTGCCGAGGAGAGCTGGTTCGATGACGATTTTACACCTCAGATGTTCAAGGATGAATTGAATGCCGGAAGTGGTGACATTACGGTATGGATTAATTCTCCGGGAGGTGACTGTGTGGCGGCTGCACAGATTTACAATATGCTCGCAAATTACAAGGGGAATGTCACAGTCAAGATTGACGGCATCGCAGCATCGGCTGCATCCGTGATTGCTATGGCTGGACATACAGTTTTAATGTCCCCGGTATCCATGATGATGATTCATAATCCTGCAACGATGGCTTTCGGTGACCATACCGAGATGGCAAAGGCTATCGAGATGCTTGAGGGGGTTAAGGATTCCATTATCAATGCGTATGCGTTAAAGACCGGGATGTCGAGAGCGAAGTTATCCCGTCTTATGGATGCAGAAACATGGATGGATGCCACAAAGGCCGTGGAACTCGGCTTTGCTGATGACATTATCACAAGAAATGCTTTTCCTACTAAGGAAGAGGATGAAGAAGAGGATGAGCCGAAGGAAGGCGAATCAGAGAAGCAAGAAAGCACCGAAGAGGATGAGAAAAAGAAATCATCCAATTCCGTGCTTTTTTCACGCAAGGCGGTAAACAATGCCCTTCTTAACAAGTTGGAGGAGCATTACAAAAAGCCAAGCGTAAATGTAACCAAGCAGGCAGAAATCCCTGCTGTAACCAAAACGGATGGTGTATCTGCAAATGAAATCAGAAACCGTCTGGAACTAATCAAAAAGTATATTTAAGGAGGAACTCAAACATGAGAGTACAGGAATTAATTGAGAAGAGAGCAAAGGTGTGGGAAACAGCAAAGAACTTTGTGGATACCCACGAGGACAAGAATGGTAATCTTTCTGCCGAGGATAAGGAAACCTACAGCAGAATGGAGGCTGAAATCGAGGAACTTACCAATTCCATCGAAAGACAGCAGAGAGCCGAGAGAAGGGAGCAGGAACTTTCCAAGCCTGTAAATTCCCCGATTACTGGAAAGCCTTATAAGGATGATCCACAGGGAGAAGTAAAGACGGGACGTGCATCGGATGAGTATAAGAAGGCTATGCTTACAGCACTCCGTTCCAACTTCAGACAGGTATCCAATGTCCTTCAGGAAGGTGTGGATGCAGATGGCGGTTATCTTGTGCCGGAAGAGTATGACCACAGACTTATCGATGTGCTTACAGAGGAGAATATCATGCGTGGTATTGCCACAAAGATTACCACTTCCGGGGAGCATAAGATTAACATCGCAGCCACAAAGCCAGCGGCAGCATGGATTGAGGAAGGTGAGGCATTGTCTTTCGGTGATGCAACATTTGAACAGAAGATTCTTGATGCCCACAAACTTCATGTGGCAATCAAGATTACGGAAGAGTTGCTGTATGACAATGCATTCGGTCTTGAGAATTACATCATCACCGAATTTGGTAAGGCACTCGCCAATGCCGAAGAGGATGCTTTCCTTAATGGTGATGGTGTCGGAAAGCCTACTGGTATCTTTGACAAGACCAAGGGTGGCGAATCCATCGGAACACTTACTGCAGCGCTTAAGTCTGATGATGTTCTTGACCTTATCTACAAGCTGAAGAGACCGTACAGAAAGAACGCATCCTTCATCATGAACGATGCAACCCTGGCACAGATTCGTAAGCTTAAAGATAACAACGGTCAGTACTTATGGCAGCCTTCTTATCAGGCAAATGAGCCGGATAAGATTCTTGGCTACAATATCAGAACATCTGCTTTCGCTCCTACAGATGCGATTGCCTTCGGTGATTATAAGTATTATAACATCGGTGACAGAGGTTCCCGTTCCTTCAAGCAGCTTAACGAGTTATTCGCCGGAAACGGTATGATTGGTTATGTTGCGAAGGAAAGAGTCGATGGTCTTCTTATCCTGCCGGAGGCAGTTAAGATTCTTGGTCTTAAGGCAGACACAACCACAACTGCAACAAAATAGTAGCAATGGTTAAGGGAGTAGTGAAATGCTGCTCCCTTTTATGTGAGGTGGAAAGATGATAATTACACTCGATGAAATGAAAAATTATCTGCGTGTTGACTACGATGATGATGACAAATTAATAAAAAGTCTGATTGTATCTTCCGAGCAGTTATGCATGGATGTGGCTCGTATTTCGGATAAGAAATTATTCGAGAAACAGCCGTGTTCCAAAGTTGCTGTACTGTATGCGGTTGCATATATGTACGAACACAGGGAAGATGCAAACCATCTGGAACTGACTCTTTCCATCCGTGCTTTGCTATCAGGAATAAGGCAGGAGGGATTCTGATGGATGTAGCACTTCTGAATGTGAAGATTACCTTTCAAAAAAATTCTGTTGAGGTTGATGCAATCGGTAACCATAAAAACGGATGGGCAGATTATTATACCTGTCATGCCACAGTAAGTGGAGAGAGTGGTAATGAAAAGCATACAGCCGGGA